TCTACCGACTGAGCTAACGACCCACTGGTATGATTTTGAAATGGTGCCCGAAGCCAGACTTGAACTGGCACGCCTCGAAAGGCGAGGGATTTTAAATCCCATAATAAGCCTTTTAAAAACAATAATTTACTTTTATTTCAAAGTGTTAGAATGGTAAATAAGAGTATATAAAGGTAAATATAAAATAACATCGCCAGTTAATCGCCACTAAAAATAATGAAAAGTACAAGGGATTTTTGGAAAAACAATCCCGTAAGTTTGATACGCATCTAATATGGAAGAATGTACTGAATTGTTAGATTAGAAAATTTACAAATCTTTACAATTCCACTCTTGACTTGTTCGCCAAATGCGAACATAATACGGCCATAAAGAGAACGCAATAGTGCGGCTCTAATCTCAAGGAGAAAACTATGAAAATCACATCTTCAAACTTCGCTACAATCGCAACATCTGAAAACTTTGCTAAACTTTCAACTTTGCCGAAAAATCATAGAGAGCCGATTAAAGGTTTATTTAAATCAGCAGTTGAACAATTTAGCTCTGCGAGAGATTTCTTCAAAAACGAAAGCTACTCAAAAGAATTAGCTGAGAAATTCAACCAAGAGGCAGTAAAAGAGGCGGTTGCGAAACTACAAAAAGCCATTAATTCGGCAGAAAAACAAGGTATTCAATTTTAAACTAAGAGCCGTCAAATGACGGCTTTTTTAATAAGGATTAAACCATGACACCACTTGAATTAAAAGTCGCAAGAAAACTATTAGGATTATCAACGGTTGAGGCAGCCGAACATATTGGTAAGGTTAGCAAACGTTCGTGGGAATATTGGGAAAATGGGCAAAGAACCATCAAGCCAGATGTTGAAGAATTGATTAATTCCTTGCTTGCTAGAAGAAGAGAAATTATAGCGGAAGTTTATAATATGGGAGAGAAAGCGAAAGGTATTTCTGTTATTTATTATAACACACCAGAACATTGTGAAAGCGTTCTTGAGTGGCGGTTTTCTCAATCGCTAGCATCTACTCTATCATTAGACTTTGGAGCTAGACTCGTTGAATTTGATAAGAAAGATTTTGAGATATTTATAAATGAAAATATGTTGTTGGATAGCAAGCCATCTAGAGCAATGTGGGCTGCGTCTAGATAACTTGAGTTATAGGAAGGATGTAAGTTTGCGTTTTTCCGCATAATCGCTTTTTACTGTGCTGGATTGAAAAGAGGATTGAATTTAACCGCACTTTCTAAATGCGATGGGGCGAAGTGCGCATAACGCATTGTCATTTCAATGGTTGAGTGTCCTAGAATTTCTTTCAACACTAAAATATTCCCGCCGTTCATCATAAAATGACTGGCGAAAGTGTGACGTAACACGTGGGTAAGTTGTCCTTTCGGTAATTCAATTTCTGCACGAGTAACGGCATTTTCAAAGGATTCATAAGCATCATTGAACAATCTGCCACGCTTTTTAGGCAGCATGTCGAATAATTCTTTGCTGATAGGTACAGTGCGATTTTTCTTTGATTTTGTATTTACGAACGTGATTTTATATGGCATTACTTGTGATTGGGTTAGTGTTTCCGCCTCACTCCAACGTGCACCGGTTGCCAAGCAAATTCGAACAATTAAGCCTAAGTCTGGGTTGCGTGAGTTATCACATTCAAGTAATAGTCGGTAAATATCACGCTCATACAGAAAAGCAAGTTCGGTGTCGCGCTCTTTAAATAAACGAACGCCATCAAGGGGATTTTGAGTGGTCCACTTCCGTAATGATTTCAATTCATTAAAAACTGCCCGTAAGTAAGCGTGTTCACGGTTTACCGTGGCTTCTTTCGGGGGCTTATTCTTATTTAAAGAAAAGTCACCATCAAGACGGCGTTTGCGGTAGTCAGCAAAGATTTCTGCATTAAATTCATTCGCGGGCGGGTCGCCCAAGTTTGCGCATAAGTTTTTCAATTTGGCTAAACGTGCTTCACCGTCCGACAATGTTTTGCCATGCACATCAAACCATTCTTGCACATAAAAACTTAAAGACGGCAAGTCGTTTGATTCCCAAACTGTCACAGAATCAACCGCACTTTCTTTGGCTTGATTGTAAAATCGCAACGCATCGCCTTTGGTTAAAAACCATTTGCGCGAACGTTTGCCGTTTACATAAACTTCCGCAAGCCATTTACCGTTTTTTGTGTCTTTACGAATACCCATTTAATTCTTTATATTTATTATCAATTGATTCTGAGAGTTTTGATTTTGTAGAAAAATATAAATCTATATCTTTACGTAATTCTGATATTAAGTCTTTTGCATTTTCAGTAAAGCGTTTCGTATCATCCATATTTCCCTTTAATCCTTTTTCTATTTCTTTGAATTCACCATCATAATCTTGAAGATTATCGAAAAAATCAGTTAGGTTATTAAAATCTTTAAAATCTATTATGTGTATTAAGAATAGCCTATATTTATAAATATTCATCTCATCATTTAATTTGGTTAAATCTCTGATTTTTTTTAATATTTTATCAATATCGCTAGAATAGATTACATTGAAATTTATGGGTAAATTATCTATTATGCTTTTACATTTTGAATCTAGATCGTTTACAGAAGTGGTTATATTATTGATATCTCTTGTAAGTTCGCTTTGCATGTCATCTATCTTACTTATTATTATATTATTATTTTGTACTTGGGCTTGATGGGCGGCCTTTTTGGCATAAGCAGCTGCCTTCCATGTACCAATTAATATTCCAATTGTACATAAAGACATAACCCAATCCGTAACTTTAGAATCCAACCCTTTAACCAAAGATTTCCAATCAGTAAAACCGATACCAACTAATAAGCCAATAATAAGTCCTAAAAGTAATCCTACGTAGATTTGCCAGTGTTCTTTTAATGCGTAAAATAGATTTTTCATTTATGGTAAATCTTCCCCACCGTTAGGATATTTACAACGTCCTAAACGATTTAACGCCATTTTCCAACCTTTCCAAAAACCGTATTTCTGCAAGGCTAAAATGGCGTAATTTGAACAAGTAGGCTCAAAGCGACAAGCATCACGAATTTTTTGTGGTGCAAGTCGCTGGTAAAGTTTGATAAATTTAATGCTTAACTTAACAAGCATTTAAATTTCTTTTCTGAATGTGATTACTTTGTAAATGCGCATAGTTTCCTTACCACCAGAAAGACAACCTGATTTTTCTTCTGTTGAAAAGTCATCCATACGCCAAAACTCCCAGCCTTTTTCAGCCCATTCATTCACCACATCTTGCAGATAGTCAGCTGCGGCTGTCGTGATGTTTTTACGATTGGCAATAATATTAGGTGGAACTTGAACCATTTTATAAGTGTAAGCCATAAGAATTTTCCATTTAAATATTTAATTAAAATTATCTTCTACAAATTTGTTTAGAACGAGAAACCGATCCATCATTACAAATAAATTTACCGCCAGAACAGTGAGAAATTCCGCCTTTTTTACCTGAACAAGGCTCGCGGCCACGTGCATCGGCCATGTTTGCAACCATTAAAAACGCACTTGCCAATAAAACGGCTGAAATCAATCTTTTCATCACATTTTCTCCATTTTAAGAATCACTTTCCCCACCACATCAATATCACTCAATTCACATTCAAAACTGAATTTGCCACCGTCCACACGGATTTTCCCTGCAGGTAACACGGTGATATAACGGATAAGATGGGAGTTTTCGACGATGACGAAGTATTCGCCATCCACTAAATTGCCGTAATCACTAGTCGCAAAATAGGTGTGATTGTCTTCATCAATACAAAACACTTTGTCATAACTTTCACGGCTGTCTAAATTCGGTAGATATGGCAAAAGAAAGGGTTTATTTTCTATTATGAAAGATTTTCCATTTTCTAGGCGAATCGCATTAAAATATTTCAAGTCATCTGATTTATCAAAAATCGGCTCTTCTCCAAAGGCGACATAGTTCAACCTAGCCCCCGTTTCAGAGACGCAACGAATCACTAATTCAGCAGGAAAAAAACCACGTTTAGCCCAAGTGCCAAAGGTACTGTGAGGCATTCCGAGATGCTCTGCCAATAATCTTCTATTTGCAAAACCATATGCTTCCATGATGCGAGATATTACGTCCTTGCCACCAATAAATTCTTTCATTTAGTAAATTGACCTAAAAATTTATATTGACAGGGTCAAATGACCCAGAGTATATTTAAAGGGTCAAATGACCCAATAACCTTATATGTCCTTATTTAAACATCAAGGAGTTTAGACAATGACCAGTCAAAATGCAATATGTGTGAATGTACAGGTGTCGGCGCCTTACGTGACCATGAAGAAATATTCCGAGCTTACTGGACTATCTTTAAGCAAAGTGAAAGCACTTAGAGCAGAAGGGAAATTACCCGTACTTGAAAAAGACTCTCCACGTGGCTCAGTCCTGATTAACATGATTTCGTTAGTTAAAGAGGCGGCTGCGCGCTCATAAAAAAACCGCACTAAAAAAAGTGCGGTCAGTTTCCAAAAGATTTTAGTTAGAAGGGGAAGACAATGACTAAAACATCAACATTTAAATTATTTGTTCAAGAAAAAGTCGAAAAAGGCGAAATCACCATTGAACAAACCAAAGAAATTTCGGCTGTAATTAAACAATCTAGTTCCGTTTCGCCAAATGCTCAACAAAAGGAACAAGCACATCAAGCAATTCGGGCGATATTTGAGACGTTGAATCAATCAGCATGTGAAGCTCGTTCTCCACATCATCAAGCAAATCAGGGTGGCGAGAAAGTCCACGCAACAAGCAACCCATCACGCGTTCTTGAAGTGCCAGTTGTAAATGCTGCTGATGAATCTGTGCTTGCATATCTTCAATTGTTTTTTCAATCAGATCGTTCGCCATGTGAAATCCTTAAATTAAGTAACCGTTTATTTATTTTAGGGCAAGCATACAACAAAAAAAGCAAATAAAAAAGCGAGGGCTTGGCAATGTATGTGTCTGAAAACGAAAGTGCGGTAGAAAAATGGCACCAAGAAAATGGCATCCCTATGTCGAAAGCAAGAAATGGCGAAGAAACCTTGCATGAAATGGGCTTGAGTAAATATCCCACTGAACGCGCTTTTAATCATCTTTCCGATGAGCAAAAAGACATGTTAAAAGCGTTAGCAGATATTGAACCCTTTGATGATTACATCTTACCCGATCTGACTGGCGATAAGTTATGGCATTACAACGAAAAAGGGATTGATAAATTAACCAAAGCATTTCACGCCATGTCAGCCCTTCGCATGCCTTTTCCTCGCGCGTTAACCCGTCGTGATTTTTACAATATCGACCCACACACAAGGGGGCAATAATGGAAAATAAACCAAGTACTGCAAACTGCTTAAAGGCGGCTAAAAAGTGGCGAAACAAATATTGGATTTATCGCACAAAATGGGAGTTGTTTAAAAGACAACGAAACGAAGTTGCCGCCAGTGCCATCTATCACAAGATGGTGATCGCATTAGATAACGTAGGGTATTTAACCAAGAAAGCTGAAGAGTTGGCTCATTAAGGAGATTTTATTATGCAAGAACATTTTATCGAATTATCAAATCGCTACAGTATCAAGGTGAGCGATGCTGGAAAGTACATTCTTTACAAAATTGAACTACAAGAAAATGGCACCTACGAACGAGTAGGCGGAATAATCTGCAAAGATCTGTTTGCTGCAGTTGATACTCTCATTCTTTGTGAATTAATGGATGAGGATGTTTTTTCTCTTTCTGCAGTGGCTAAGAAATTAGAAGAAATCTACGCAGAAGTAAAACGCATCGCTGAAATCCAAGCGACTTATGCACAGGCATAAACACTTTTTTTATCTAGAGTCATTAATTAAATTCATCTAAATAAATTTAGAATGAAATTGATTCATAAAATAAAGGGTAATACAAAAAAAAATGTGGGAACAGCAACGCGATAATACGATTATTGCCAAACATGCACACATGGCAGTGGTTGCATGTGAGCGCCATCAAGCTGCAGAAAATGGTCAAAAATTTGACCGCACTTTTCTGCAGTTTGATGAAAGCTGTTACACGCCATTACAGTTGGAGCTGTTTGCGATTAACTCCGCTGATTTTGAGTTTATCGAAAAGACACTTGAAAGCTTGCCTCGTCAACGTCAGCGCGAATATTTCCGTAAACTTTACATTAAGGCCTATCGATCTGTTAAAGATGATGGGTCGATTGCGTTTGCCATAGGTAATAAGCAACGCCGACACGCGAATGATTATTTGCGCGATGTGTTAGATGTGCGTTTACAAAAAGTCTTTTCACAGTACCACGTGAATGTAGATTTTTTGCAAGCGTTCATAAACACGCCGCAATGGTTGCTATCCGTTAAAGATGAAATGCAACAAGCTGTGCAGTTTTCTACGGTGCCAACACGTGAAGAATTAGCAAAACACTATAACGAATTGCATTACAGCGGATTCCGTTTTCAAGTGTTCGGCATCCAACAAAAGCAAAAACAATTACCTTTCTACTTAATCACCGAAAGCAAATTGAAAGCGATGGCGTATCAAATTTCTACGGCATTTACTCAATTCCAATTTGATTGCACCCACTTTTTTAAAAATGGCATGAATACTGAAGATGAATCAGATATTCAAGGTTATTTTTTAAAACTTTATGAATGGTGTGGCGAAGTTGCGATGTTTATTGGGTTGCCCATCCCTCATTGGGAGAAAAAAGAGCAAGCCAAGAATATCAAGTCAGAACATATTGAAAGCACACTAATTAGACTTACCTGCGAAAAATGGTGGTTCAAAAAAATGCGCACCACGCAACGAAGAATGGTCGAACATATCGCCATTGCCTGTGGCGAGGTGCGCGCCAATGCTGCCAGTTATATTTCTAACCAAAGTTTCCAGGAGTGGCAACTCCAACAACGCAAGAATCACGATTACTTGCGCGCCATGATCATTGAAAACATCGACAATCCCGAAGAACAGGTCGAACTTTTCGATATGTTCTTGAAATCATCATCTAACCCCGCATTACGTCGTAATGAAATGATGGTGCGCTTGCGTGGCTTGGAAGAATGGGCAGAAGAAAATAACAATGAAGCCTTATTTTTAACCCTCACTGCGCCATCATCATTCCACGCAGGAAACAGCAACAAAAAATGGTCGGGAGTTAATCCACGAGATACGCAAAACTATCTAAACAAAGTGTGGCAACAATTCCGTGCTTTGTTAGCAAAACGTGATATTAAATTTTATGGTATGCGAGTGGCAGAGCCGCACAAAGACGGTACGCCACACTGGCATGCGTTAGCTTACGTGCCGGTAGAACACAAAGAAGAAGTCATCCGATTATTTAAACAAAAAGCCCTAGAGTTAGACGGTAATGAAAAAGGTGCAGCAGAACACCGTTGCAAGGTGGAAGAATGCGATAAAACAAAAGGCAGCGCAACGGCTTACATTGCCAAATATATTGCGAAAAATATTGATGGTTTCGCCCTTGCAGGCGAAGTGTCAGACGAAGACCCAACACTAAGCCTACACGATAACGCATTGCGCGTTCGCGCATGGGCGAGCCGTTGGGGTATTCGTCAGTTCCAATTCTACGGTGGCGCATCAATTTCTGTTTGGCGTGAATTGCGCCGATTAATCAGTGGTCAAGCAGATGATGAAATTATCGATAAAGCTCAAGCTGCAGCAGGTATAGCGAATGATTATGCCGCCTACATGGAAATTCAAGGCGGTGCGCTTGCTAAACGTACTGATCAACCCATCAAGCTAGATTATGAAACCAAGCCAGCGAATAAATATGGTGAACAGCGTAAAGCCATTATTGGGCTGGCTAACCGATTTAGTCTTAAACAAGTCATCTCACGCACCAAAAAATGGCAAATTAAAAAACGCCCACAAGATTTTGCACAACGCACAGAATCTATGGTTGAGCGTAGCTC